GACCACCTTTTAACTGTACATTCCACGAAGATGCACGAACTGTACCCTCTATTTCGTAGTATTTAGGGTCAAAACCCCAACCTCTTAGTATGTCATCATACTTATTTTTGTAGTCAGGATCAGTACCAACGTACGTTATCTCACCTTTACCTGTTGATTCATCAAACTCTATTGATGGTTGCCAACCAGATTTATAGTAATTATTACCTAGTTCCTGTGTCATATTTAGCCCTTTCTGTTGTGCTAATTATACACAGGATATAGGACAGAATCTACTTAGTGATTTGTTTTTTAGCGTATGTCTTGACAACTGCTAGTGCAGCACCACCACCAGCTAATGCAGCTAGTTCAAGTGTATTAGCATCAAGTGATACTAAAGGTGCAACAACTAAAGCTCCAAGGAATGCTTCTACGAAAGTCCATAGTGTTCTTTCCAGCATATCTTTGAGATCTTCACTCATTTTATACTCCCACGAATCAGACCAAGGTGTCCACCATACATCCTTCTTGAATGTACCATCCTGGTTTCTTGCTCTTTTCAATCTTTCAAACATTATGTTATCAATCTCCCTTTCAACATAGCATTACCTGTCAAAACATTACCATTTATTTCCTGTAATTTATCATAAACTGTGGTAGCTAAAACAGTATGATCTTTAGCTTTGTTATCTACATCTTTATTTAATAAATTGTTTATTGTTGTGTATTCTATGCTGACATCTTTACCTTGTAGTAATTGACCTGCTACTTTTGCATACATTTTTTTGTATGCCACAGTACTACTGCCGATAAAGCCATCTTTACTTATCTCTAAATCTTGTTGTGTTTCTCCTACAATTAAACAACCTGATGTATGTTCATCAGTATTGCCTGTGTGTATAAGTATATAGGTAAAGTTAGGCACATCTTGTATATGCAACATACCATAGTGTGCGTTCTTATATCTCTCTGTATATTTAGCGTGGAAACCACCAGTCTTTCTAAACTTAATATCATATGTACCTTCTGGTATGCAGGTTTCGTGCATTACCTTTACTGCTTGGTACTGATCCTCTAATGTATAGCACTCAAAAATACCATTTATAAATAGCAACCCATTAGTTGCATCTGTTCCAAATTGTGTTCTAACTACAGTTAACTTCACCTATACCTCCATATTTACTATTACAAATAGTTATATGTGTACCTGCTTCATTAATGTAGGTTACACACATTATCTACCACCACAGCATCCACTACCACAGCAGTCCATACTATTCTCCTTTTCTAAAACTAATGGTCAATAACCAAATAGCTAATGTAATTATAGTAGCTAATCCTGTAACTTGCTGTGCAGAACCAGTTAGTGTAAGCGTAGCAATAACTAAACCAACCAAAGTCCAACTAAGGTTAAGTGTTTCTTTTATTGCTTCTACAAACCAGTTCCAAAGTTTGCTAATCATAGACTTCTCCTAAATACAAAAGCTGCCATACTAGCTATTCTAGTCAAGATTACAGGAACTACGACCTCCTGTGCTTTTTCTTTTTGGTCTTGTGTCATATCATCTCCTAAATTGCTTATAGTTATACCTTCAAAATCTAAATCTACAAATGTTTCTATTGGATTTTCTAAAAATGCTTCGTACTGTACTTCTGTAACTACATCAGCAAGTGTGTAGTTCTCTACATCTGCATTTTCTACAGCTCTTTGTACATATTCCTCTACTGCTTCAGCTACGACTTCATCTTCTTTGACAGCTTCAGCAATAATCTCAACATCATCTTCTTCTACTTGTAATACTTCTGCTACTACTGCAACCTGTTCCTCTGTAAGTTCCTCTACATTTTCTATAGCTTCTTCAACAACAGCTTGTACAACTTCTTGTACTTCCTCTGTTGCTTGATCTAAGTTTTGTACACCAATGTCATTAACTTGTTCTATAACTTCTATGACTTCTTCAGTAGTGACTTCTTCTATGACAATATCTTCTATGACTTCTTCTACTTCAGCAACCTCAACAGCTACTTCTTCTTCTGTGAGTTCTACAGGTTCTATGACTTCTTCTTGTATATCCTGGTCTTTGACATCTTCCTCTTGAACTGTATCTTCTCTGATGATGTCATCTCCTGGTATCTCTTTATCCAACTCATCTTCTATAATTTCTTCCTCAATAATTATTTCTATTTCTTCTAGTAGCTCAATAACTTCTTCTTCAATAATAAATTCTTTTTCAAGTTCCTCAATGTCAATCTTATCTTCCTCTTTAAAAGTATTTTCTTCTTCCAAAGGTTCAAGTTCTTCCACTTCATCTTCAAGCTCCAGTTCCAGTACCATATCATCATCATCAGGAAGTTCTTCTTTGGTATCGTATTCTTCTTCATCAACAATAATTATAACTTCTTCTTCTGATTCTTCTTCTGGTATATCACAATCTCCACGATTTATTTGTGCATCAGTCATATAACAACCAAACTTATCTTCGTTAGCTTTACGCTCATTGTCACGCTCTACTGTGCCATCTTCTATCTCGTGTTCTTGATACTCACCAACAGAACCATCTTCCATTACAACCTCAAACTTTTCTGGTTCTGGTGGTGGAGGTGGTGGTTCTGGTGGTGGAGGTGGCAAAGTTGTAGTAGTTGTTGTAGTGGTAGTAGTTGTAGTAGGCATAACATACTTAAAAGATATGTCATCTAACAAAGACCAATCGTTTATTGTTATTGTAAAACTCTCTATAAAAGTATCTAAAGTATCGTAGATATTATAAACAATTGTCTCTAACATAGTCTGCAAGTTAGAGTTACTTTGTGCTTCTAATACATTCTCTTGTGTTGTTTCATCTGTATGTGTATAAGTAACTGTACCTTCATTGTTTAATGCACCTATAGTAAAACCTACTTCGTATATCTCTATGTCTAGTTCTTCTTCATCTACTGTGGTAGTCTCAGGTAATATAAATGTGTAATCTTCACTATCGTTGCCGTGTTGGAAGTAATGTAAGTTCATACAAAAATCTGTACAACCAAACTGTCCATCATAATTATCATCAATAACTATATTGTTCTCTACTTCATTACCATCAAGATCTAACTCATCTTCAGGTAACTCTATATCAGTAGCTTGTTCGTAAGTAGGTACAGTTGTAGTAGTTGTAGTAGATGTTGTAGTTGTTGTGGTAGTTTCTGTAGTTTCTTCTTCTAGTTCTTCTTCCTCTATAGGAGGTGGACCATCAAAGGTTTCTACTTCTTCTGTCTCTCCTGGGATAGTAGTAGTAGTAGTGCTAGTAGTAGTAGTGGTAGAAGTATCTGTAGTATCTGTATTGTTTTCATTAGCATATAAAGGTAATGGTAGCAGTAAAAAAACTGCGAATAGAACTCGCAGCATTACATTACAATAGCTGCAACAACCCCACCAAGTGCTACAAGTAGCGTTAATACTTTGTAAAACTCTGCTTTATCTAGTTTGGCATCTAGTTTTTCTTCTAATCTGTCTAGTCTATCAATGACCATATTGAGTAATTCTTTCTGTGTGTAGCCATTGTTGTTTGTCATTTATGGTAAGTCCTCTGGTCTTGTTATCCAATCCCATTCCTCATCCCAATCGTAATCTATAATAAGTGTTTCAGATGTGCTTAAATACTGTAGTAATCTAAATAATTCTTTTACAATAAATCCAAATATAAATCCAACTAGATAATCCATAATTGGATTGTATCATAGGATTATTTATTAGCTAGGTTTTGGATTGTCTGATTTAACTTTAGCTATGTGGTCTTTCCAAGTGGTTGTGCTGTTTACATTATCCCAGTACTGCATATCAAGCTGATCCTGTACTGATCCATAGGCTTCTTGCCTAGCTTGTATATAACCAAACTGTTGTGCTTCCCACTTGCTGTTACCTAAATCTACTTTAGCTTGTGCATAATCAGCATCAGAAAACTCCATACGCTCATTATTAACTTGCTTGTACATTGGTTTAGCATCTTCAATCTCTTGGTCTGCTAACGCTTGTAGTTCTTCTTGTGTTGCCATATCTCTCCTATCTTAACATACTTTTACTTCTTTAAACCATACAATTTAAAATTGCCACCATCTATGTTTCCACTACTCATAACAAAAGTAAGACCCTTTGTTACTTCAGCAGATGTTACTACTCCACCACCTTGATTACCTGTTAAAACTGCTGATTGATTTAAGTATGATATTTCTTGTGTATAAAAAGTATATTGACTTGCATTGTTTGCATTAAAAATATATAAAATACCATTAGCTTGTTCTCCTGTTCCTGTTCCAAGATATAAGTCTATAAATGGTGCTGATGTTAAACTACCATAATCATTTCCAAAAGTTGCATTACTTTTTAATGTTTTAAAAGCAACATTATATCCTGTATTTATAGTTGCATTGGAACTATCTAAAAATCTAAAAGTAAGTGTTTTAGTATCTGTATCGCATTGAACATTATTAGCAACAACTTGGTAAACATCATAAGAGTTATCCCAATTAGTACCACCTAAAGTAACAGATGAAACTCCACTTGTTACATCTACCTCATCTATTTTTATTAAGTTACCTGCCATTATTTAACTCCATATACTGATACATTAATTGGTGTATAATTTTGGTTTGCATAAAACTTCATACTTGTTGCACTTGTTGTAGATTTAGCAACTGCAATACCTTTTTCGCCTTGTAAAGACATACTTTGAATTGTGGCAAAAGTATAAGATGAACTAGAAAAAGGATTAAAAACAGTAATTTTAACTGCAAAATCTTTATCACTAGAGCCTGTATAAGCAAATTCAAAGCTATTACTTGTTGTGCCATTTACTTCCCCATAAGTAGAACTTGGGTCTAATCTAAGTACTGCAAAACCATAAGCACCCTGTGCAATATCACTTCCCCCACTATCTAAAAATTCAGCAGTAAGAGAACTAACATTTTGACTACCATTACCTGTAACAAATACTTCATACACATCATATTGAGCTGAAAACATATCAGTAACAGTTAAAGAACTAACATTATCTGCACTTTCTTTTTTTATAAACTGTAAATTAGTAACCATTATGAATATTCCTTTATTCCATATAAGCTAAAAGTAAAACTATCATAATTACCACTATTTAATTTAAGTCTTATTCCATCAACTGTACTTGCTTGTGGTAAAACACCACTTCCAAACATAGCAACACTTCTACTATCCCCACTATCATCATCAATATAATGGCTTGTTGAAAAACTGTACTTTGAACTATCCCCAAGATTGTAACAATAGATATAACCATTTTGTGCATCATTAGATGAGTTACCTATTTGTATATGTCCATTAGCAGTAGATTTCAATTCTAAAAAAGTACCACTTGTTGCACAAAATTGAAGTGCATACTGATACACACTTGCAGTTTCAAGAACTCCACTTTCATAAAATTGCATTTGTACTTGTGCATTACTGCCCTGTGCATTAGTCATAGTTATAAAATGCACATTGTATATATCTTGCTTTATATCTGTAAAATCAACAAAAGATACTGCACTTGAATATGTTTGAGTTTCAATTAATTCTAATTGTCCATAGTTAGTATATTTATCTGCTCTTGTTAGATCATAAATATCTTTAGGGTTAAAGATCCCTTTATTATTTCCAAAACTTTGTTCTGGGCTTTCTGGTATATATCCAAATTCACTACTCATAATTACACCACCCTATAAAGAGTGACTACTCCACCTGCTACTAAATTATTTGATGAGTTTG